TACCAGTATTATTCCAAACCATTAGGATTCTCAGCATCCACATTTGCTGAGACTGTTCATGGAATAGACCTTCCTACTTTAGACCCATTACCACAATTACGCCGTAGGATGGACACCGACCAAATTGACATTATGTATGACGGATTCGCGCCTCGTATTCCTGATGTTGGTGAATGGGGAAATAATGAGAATAATCCAACGCTTCGTAAGAATTATACCGCCCAAAGTTATCCCTATTTCTTCATTGGTAATATCCCTCGTGTACCAATGCCTGATATGCCGACTATGGATAGCCAACCTAGAGTTGTAAAAGGTAATCTTGTTAATTATATGGGACAAATGAGTGTAATATTTGTTAATGGAAGAGTGTTCAATTTACCTTTACTTGGAGTAGGTTAATGACTCAAGAGGAACAACAGGAACTTAACCGTCAACGTGACCAGATGAGAGGTGAGATGTATGCAGACATCAAACATATGGTTAGGTGGACAGAAGAACATGATAAGAAAGATGATGTTCGATTCTCAGATGTTGGAAAAGAGTTTGATTTTGTAAAGAAGTTTATCTATGGAGGAGTTGGAATATTTATTTTTGTAGAGTTTGTGGTAAAGTTAATTAAATAGGAGAATAATATGAACATTACTTGGATTCAGGCGCATTGGGTTGATTTGGGTGCTATTGTTGGGCTTGTTCATCTTGCAATTGGTATTTTTGGTAATCTTACTGGTAGCAAATCGCTCCAGGGTCTTGATGACCTTATTACCAATTTGCTCAATACGGTGTTTAAGAAGCAGACTCCCCCAAACGCATAATCCTGCTTATCGAAGCACTCCAGATAGTTTCTGGTTGCAAGATAAAGTTCGGCAAGCAGGTTACTCCAGGTGGTGAGGAGTTTACAGGGTTTTCGGTCACCATATGAGGTATCTCCGACCCTGCTGATGTACAGAGAAGTTACGATGATATTGACAAGATTCTCGGTAAGCATCAAGTACCGTATAAGGTCCATGAAGAACATACTGCATCGGGAACTTTCAAATCATATTCGGTCAGTACATAAGAGGTCATTATGATGTTATTTAGTGATTTAGTAGCAGAAGTAAAAAGAATGAGCATTAGGGATCAGGGGGGTACTGAGTTTGATAACGAGATTAAAAATGGTATTAATGAGTCTTTACTCCGCATCGCTCGTGAAACTCATTGGACTAAACTTCGCCGTACTGATACTTTTGATACTGTTACAAGTTATACAACTGGAACTGGCGCGGTTACAGTAACTAATGGGTCTAAGAATGTGACTGTTACCGGAGCAACCTTTATTACTGATGGTGTAAAGGTTGGGCGTAGGGTAAGTTTGGGCGGGTCAGCTAAGAAGTTTACACTCAAGACCATTACTGGCGAAACAACTTTTACCGTAGACATAAACTTTGACGGTACTAGCTCATCTACCCAGTCTTATCAAATTTGGCCCCAAGAAGAATATACACTTCCTGTCCAATGTGAGAAGGTTGGTTTCCTTTGGCATGAGGCGTTTGGCTATCCTTATGTAATGAAGTATGTTCCAACTCACGAGTTTTACCAGGCATCTAATACTATCTTCTATTCAGCCATACCTCTTTATTATAAGACCTGGACTGAAAACATGGTGCTTAGACAGCCAAATAGCGCGTCTGCTGTTACCATTTCCTCATCTTCTAACTCAGACACTTCCCAGACTATAACTATATTTGGTAATGTTTCAAGCTATCCAGACCAAGAAACCATTGCGCTTAATGGAACATCTACCGTAACAGGTACTAAATCTTTTTCTAGTATTGAGCGAGTAGTTAAGAACGCTTCTACTACTGGCCGTATCACTTGTACTACTAATTCTACAAATGTAACAGTAGCCGTTATTCCTACTGGCGATGGAACTGCAGGTATATTTTATAAGACAGCTAGACTTTGGCCTTTACCGTCAGTAGTATTCCCTATGAATGTTTGGTACTACAAACAGCCCTGGTTTCTTGTTAATGACCAGGACGTACATGAATTTGGTCAGGAATTTGACCACGCTATTATCCTTCTTACTACGGCTAAGATTCGCTATCAGAACAACTCCAAAGAGGGCGATAGGTTCATGGCTATGTATCAAGATGAGATTAAATCGCTTAAGAAGACTAATGGGGACAAGCTCGACTGGATAGCTACTCTTAAGCGTCCTGAGGATTCTCGTTATCTTGGAGATAACATTGGACGCACTATGAGTTATGGACAATTAGGCGGGTTTTTCGGGCCGTCAAGTTATAGGTAAATATGAGCGGCGCAGACTATTCATCTAAATCTCAACCGTTCTCTTATCGCAAGCTAGCTGGTGGGCTTAACTCTACAGCCTCGCCTACAAGTCTTGAGGATAATGAGTCATCAGACCTTCAGAATATTGACTTTGATATTACTGGTCAGTTTCATAAGAGAAATGGCTCAACTCTTCTTAATACTACCGCGTTTAACTCAGGGGCCACATGGAATGGACTTTATTGGTTTGAAAAGTCAGATGGGACAAAGTATCTTCTTGGGACTTGTGGGAATAAGTTAGGTGTAAGCACAACATTATCTCAAACTTCTACTCCATTTACTGATAGAACAGGTGGGCTGACATTCACCGTAGGTAATAATAATCAGACCTCATTCGCCACAATGCTTGATACCGTAATAGGTACAAACGGAGTAGATTTGCCCTGGCAATGTGTAGGCTCGTCTAATGCGGTTGTTGTGGCAGGTATAGCAGGAGGTGGTTCAGCTCCTACTATTACTACAGCTAAGTTTGTAGAGGTATTCTCTAATTACTGTTTCCTTGCCAACATGAATTGGGGTGGGGCTTATCAGGGTAGCAGAGTCCAATGGTCGGCTATTGACTCCATATCCACTTGGTCTGCTTCTGACTTTCGAGATGTTAATAAGGCTGATGGACAGGTTATTACTGGCCTTAAGAAGTTAGGACAGTCTTTAGTAATTTTCAAACGCCATTCTATCTGGATAGCCCAATTTACTGGTGATAGCGATATTCCTTTTGTGTTTACTCAAACTCCTTCGACGGTTGGTGCGGTATCAGGATATTCTATACAAGAGGTACAAAATGGGCTAGTGTTCCTAGCCGATGATGGACTCTATTACTTCGATGGCAATAATAGCTATAAATTAAGCATGAGAGTTAGAAATACTATTAATGGATTTAACATTAATCGATTTCCTCAATGTTGCTCGGTGTATAGCAATACGAATAATCGATATATCTCGTCGTTTTCGGCTGCTTCTGATTCTACCCATTCTAAGCAGATAACTTGGGATTCTCTTAATAACGCTTTTAGTTTGTATAAGGGCCTTAACGCAAATTGCTTTGCGCGTACATATAACTCAGGAGTAGAAACTCTATTCTTTGGTGATTACTCAGGATTCGTACATCAAATGGATACTGGCTCATCGGATTATGATACGTCAAATGTGGCTCAAGCCGTGGATTCTTATTACTACACCAAATGGTTTGATTTCGGGGACATGATAAGCAAGAAAGCCACGCCACAAGTATCCATATACTATGAATTTACGACAGGAACACTAACCTTTGCCTATTCCTATGACTTTGAACAAGCTGATTCCTATACCCAAACATTTTCTATGGCCGCAGGAAGCTCGTTATATGGTACTGCGGTATATGATACTGATACTTACGCAGGTTCAGGCGGTAATGTTAATCCTCGTCATCTTACTGGTAGAGGTAAGGTAGTAAGATTCAAATTTGCTAATGCCAATGTTGGAGAAGACATGATTATTGACGGATTCAGCGTATTTGCTAATGCAGAGACTAATGTAAAATGAGCATAAGCAAAACTTCTAATACAGCTACTATTTTGAATAGACAAGATACAGATAACTATGTCAAAGACGTAGATAAAGACTTGCAAAAAGTGGTTAATAGAATTAATAAGACACCCAACATTACTACTGGTACAGCTTCGCCAACTACAACTCCATCACGAATAGGTAATATTTATGTGGATACGAACAACAAGAAAATTTACTTTGCTACAGGCCATGCTTCTAGTAGTGACTGGACGGTTGTAAATTGAACTATAACAACAACTTCCAAATAGACTATGTTTGCCCAG